AGTTGTATCAAATCCTGCAAAGGCACTATAAGTAGATGGTAGCTTACTCCAATCTACAGCTATTTGAGCACTTACAAATTCATTACTACTAAGTTCTGTTAATTGATGAATTTGAACGCCTGCAGTTGTAGGGTCTACTGTTGTATAAAATCTAACAAATTGGTCTGTATCATCTATAGACCTTATATTAATTTCCCACTCTCCAGAATCATCTTTTTTAATTCTATAAATATAAAAATCAGTTAAAGTGTTACTGACAATCTCTAAATCTATAATGAAATTAACTAATTCTATTTTATCAAATCCAGTGAATAAAGTAAATTCTTTAAAAGGGTAATCTGGATTAATTGATTGTTTGTAATATAACTCGTTTGCAACATCACCACTAATTGCAGCACCTTTATTCCCTTCTGCTATTGTACTAGAAGCAACTAATACATCTCTACCTGAATAAACACCTTTATAAGTTTCCGAACTATCCCATTTCCAATATTGAAAAGGTGTAAAATCATCACGAATTAATAAACTACCGTCTACTGGTTCTTTGCCTAGCCCACTTAACTCCACAAACTTGTCAAGCATATCTATATCAGAACTAACAACATATATTTCTGATGAACCTTGCAAAGCTGCAATTAGTTCTTGTATTTCAATAATTTCATCGGTATCTCCAATATCTTTATTGTTTTCTAAAACTTGTTGATACCAGTTAATTATCTCCTTTACCTTTGATTCTTCTAAAGCTGACAGCATATTCGTAATAAATTGATTTATACACAAATATAGTTATTTAGAATGATTCTAAATAAGGATAGTTTAAAAAATTAAATAATCATCATTTTCTAAGACAAAAGCCTCGTTATCAAAAACAAAATTAGAAATGGTTTCATCGTTTAGAAATTGTTCAAATTCTGTATTATCTATACTACTAGATGCTTTTATAACTTGAAAGGAAATATCTACTAAATTAGACTCGTCGTTATCTTCTAAATTTACCTCTCCGTCAATTATATACCTAATTGAATCGATAAATAAAACAGATTGGCTTAATGCTAATACGATTCTTCGATAAATATTAAAAGGAACACTTTCTAAAGTAAACTCATTACCTTCATTTACTTGAGAATCTATTAAATAAACATCGTTATCATTTTTTTGATTCTCACTTTCTTGTGATGTATATGGAATTATTTTAATATACTTTAACCTTAACAAGTGTTTAATTCCTGTAGAGTAAAATACATCTTTATCAGATTCTCCTTTGTGTCTAATTTCTATGAGTCTATTTTGAAACCCAATTTTTAACCTTTCGCTTACCTGGTAAAAAGTTTGTGTGTTGTTTTCTGCTTTTATTAATAAAAAAACATCTGAATTATTATAGTCTGAGAAATCAAAATCTATTTCGTAAACATTGTACTTTTCAACATCATAAGTAATACTCATTATGTTTACTCCTGTTGTAATAGTTGTAGATTCTATTTCTATACACCAAGCCTCAACAACCTCATCATAAACTAATCCAACCACTAAACAATCTTCACCATCAATTTCAATAGTTTTACCAATAATATCCGTTGATGTTCTTGTAAAGTCTGGCAAAAATCCATTTAAAGAATAGGTTCCAATAATTGTTAGATTGTCTGAGGCTGTATAAATGTTTCCTTCTGTAAATTTTATTCCTAAATTATCACTTTCGTCAAGATCTACAATTTCACAATCTAAAGTAACATTTGTATCTAAGTGTTTTATTTTTAAAACTGCATTAATAGTGTCTTGTAAAACATTATCCTTATAAATTTCTCCTTTAATATCTTCTAAATTACTTAATACTTGAATAGGTTCTACATCTGTAGGTTGAAAGTATTGTATAGCATGAGAACTTAACAACTGTCTGCCTTCATGAGATAACGTATTTTCATCTGTTTTATAGTCTGAAACCTCTCTTTTAGCAAAAGATATTGAGTTTAATTTGGAAATATAAAGAATAGGATTTGCCATAATATTAAGTTGTAAAGTTGTATAAATCGATTGTTAAATAAAAATTAGAATCCTTTAAGGTGCCAGCATCCGAAATGTAAACATCAAAAACACCTACCGAAATAAAATCTACTGCTGTAGATAATCCCATTGCATCAACTGGAAATGTAGACGAACCATTTTTTAAATAATCCTGACTAGGTATATCGTGGAAACATTGAACTGTAATAACACCATTTTCTCTAATGTTAGAACTATTTTCATCATCATAGCTAGTTGTTACTCTATATTTACCTGCTGCAAGCCTTTTAACTGTTAAAATACTAATTCCGTCAGAATCTAAATTAACCAATTTTGCAGACGAATCTGAAAGGGCCACTGTTTCATCTAAAGAGTACTGTTCTGCTCTTACAATTGTTTTTAGTGTTTTATAACCTACCTTACTTGCATTCATAGCGTTTGCCATATATGCAATAACCTCTCTTAATTCAGAGGCTGAAATAGTATCAGGTGATTCTGGTGTTAACCTTTCATCTGCGTAATCTATTATTTCCGTTGCTGTTGCCATAATTTTATTTTAATTAAATTCATCAGAAAATTCATCTGAAAAAGCTTTTATGTTTGGATCTGGAATATATTCCGTTCCATCTGCTGTAGATATTGGATTAACGGCTATAATCTTAAATTCTATTTTACTATCTTCTTTTATTTCGCTAACAAAACCTTGCTCATATTCTCCCTTTTCATTTTTAAAACGAACTAAACCATGGACATTTAAAACCTCTACTCCGTTTACTGTTGTTTGTCCGCTTATTTGCTTAATAATATCTTTGTCATAAGGATAACTGAAACTTATTTCTTCTGCATAAAATAATTGTCTTAATGTGTCTGAAATTTGAACATCGGTATTTTCCTCAACAACAACATTGTCATTGTTTCTTGTTGAAATAGAGTTATTACCTCTACCAGACAAATACTTAATACTTTTCTTTATTTCTGTATTGAATAAAAAAGAGTGCCTTAAAAACATTTGTTTAGGTGTGAATAGTAGATTAGTTGCATCATCTGGAGAATAAACGTTTTTTGGAGCTTCTGCAAAATATCCCTCCCAATTTCTTTCCTCTAAAATAGCTGCATCAATATCTTTTACATGAAAAACGAAAATAGACTCATCGAATCTGGTATCTGTATTTGGATAAAATTCTAAACTCTTTTTAAGTGCTAAAGTCTTTCCTATTCCGTCTGTTCTGTATTCTGAAATCTTTTCATAAATATTTTCATTCTTGTAATATTCTGTAGACCATTCAGAAAGCGTATTAAATTCTGACATTCCGTATATTTCCTCATAAAGATCTTCATCATCATCAATATCAGCGAATTTATCACCAAATTTACAACCGGTATAAAGTAGATCTGACTTTACTTTTCTGCCAAAATCATAAGGTTGCTTGTCTAAAGTAATTAAAATACGGCTTTTATATTTATCTTTTAAAGGCTCGAAACATATCTTTTCTATTCCGTCAATTATTTTAAAGGAAACCCCAACGGCTAATTTTGCATCACAAAAATTGATAAAATCACTTAAAGAGGCTTTTATAATTTGAACATCATTAGGATTTGTAACCTCGCTTTCATCTTTTCCATAATCTTCACCATAAAAACCACGAATCCACAAACCACTTGACAATGTTAAATCTTTCCAGATACCAGTGTCTAAAATAGGTGCATAAAAATGATTTGCATTTCCTGTAATTAGTTCAATAATCTTTTTACCAAAATCATACGCTCTTATTGTTTTTCTTGTTTGTTCTGGTGTCTTATTATCTTCTGATATAGTTATTGTAGAGTCTTTAAAAGCAATATTTACCCTACTAAACTCATCACCTGCATCCTTACCTAAATTACTTTTATAAGCAACATGTAGAGATAAAGTATCTCCTTTTTTAATGTCTACAGTCAATTCTTTTGCAATATGTATAGACTGGTTGTAATTATTGCTCGTATAGACTCTCTCAAACAAAACTGTTTCAGGATCTATATGACCATCTAATTCTGTATCTAATAATGAATGCTGTCTTAATATTACGAAAAATGTATCACTACCAAACTCATCCGATGATATATGGTCCACATCAAAATATAAATCAAAATTAATATTTAACGTTCTATCAAATTCAGATATTGTAAAAAAAGAAGCATTAGCCAATGGCACTACATATTGTCCACCACCACTAGAACTTTTTACAATTCCACCACCAACTGAATCTGAGGGGCAGCTTGTAACATCCTCTAAATGAGATGAAAATTTAATATCTAAAGGATAAGCTATTCTTGTATAAATAGTACCTGATCCTGATGTAGTTCTTGTGTTTTGTAAATCAAACTCATAAGGAATTCTTAAAGTTGGGTCTGGATTAGAATCATTATCTATTGCAGCAACTAATTTACTTTCTAAAAACAAAGATCTACCTTTTATTAAAATATCTTTAGTTTCTAAAGGTTCTGCAACTGTATCAATTAAAGTTTCCTCTCTTTCTAATTCTATTTTTTGAGATTTAGAAGATTTTAATGTTTTTTCTAAAGTGTTTTCTCTAAACTTTACAGTTCCTTTATTGTCTTTTTCTTCAAAAGTTGATAAATCTAAATAACCACGATAAGCAACTCTTCTTTTAGTTGTTCTATCTGAATCACGAACCTCACATAACAACTCTAAATCTTCATCTGTACCGTATGTTCTACGAATTTCTTTTATTAAATCTAAAGCAATATTGTAATACTCTAAAGAGTTTCCAATCTCTACAGTAATAGAATGGTCGTCTTCTCTTTTAGTGGTCTTATTACCTTCTTTCCACCCAATAGGATTAGGAATTAATATAATTCCTTTTACCTTATGTATTAGGTAGAAAAATATATGTTTAGAAAATCCTAAATTAGAACTCATTGTTTCTGCTGTAAATTAAATTAGAATCATTAGATTTAAAATTGTTGTTTATAGTAACATTTTTAAAACCTTCTTTTATTTGTTTTGCAATACTTCCATTTGTTTGTTTTGCAAACTCTTTAGCCATGTAGTGTGCAATTAATGCTTCATTAACTTTATGATCATTTGCTACTACTTTTTGAGCATTTACAACCTTCGTTCTATCATCTTTAAGACCAGATAAAGTTGTGTTTTTAAACATTTTTCTATAATCTTCTTCTGATTTGTAAATCTTATCTCCTTTTTTCATGTTAATAGGAGTATTTACCCCTTCAATAAGTTTAGCAACTCCATCACGCTCCCAAACCTCTTGCTTACCACCATCATTTGTAATTGCAAATCCTTCATGTGTTCCTTGTAAGTGACCATCTTTAAACTTTGGTATTGGTTGTGCTGCAGCAAAAGCAAATTGAACCGCTCCAATACCTCCAATTACACCAGCTAATAAACTTGCAGAAACACCAAAATCAAACTTAGGCACTTGTGCTAGTGCTGATATAATACCTAATGATGTTTGTATTGCAATTTGCAAAAGCGTATTTGCTTTTTCTAATTTTGCTTGTTTTGTTTTTTCGGCTGCTTTTTTCTTATTTAATTTTGTTTCTTCAATATCTCTTTGCTTTTCTAATAAAGTTCTTTGTTCTTCAGATAAATTTTCATTTTCTAAAAGTCTTTCATATTTTTCGTCGTTCGCTTCAATTTCTTCGTCAATAGCATCAATTCTAGCCTCTGAAAAACCTGCAGAAATACCAGCAAGTGAATTAAAAACATCTCCTGCAACTGCTAAAGAAGTAGATAAACCTTCTGAAAAGTTTTCAAAACCATCTGTTAAACCAGTAAATAATTTTTGAATATTGTTAGAATCTAAACCAAAAGCTCTCGCAATAAAATCTGATGTTTGACCTATAATTTCCCTTTTCTGTTCTTCTGCTTTTTTTAGATTTTCTGCATCTTGATCGTACTGCGCTCCTTTTGCTTCTAATTCTTTGTCTAAGTTAGCAACTGTTGCATCAAAATGAGCCTTTAATGTATCTCCTAAATTTTCAGTGATTTTTTCATTTATATCTTCTTCATTAGCTAGTTTTTTAATACCAAGAATCTGTTTTCTAACATTAAACTCATTTTCTAAGATATCTCCTTTAGCTAATTTATCTTTTAACGAATTTAATTCTTCATCATTTTCTACCTTACTTAAATCTAAAAGGTTTTTCTTTAACTCTAAATTTGCTTTTAAACGCTCATCAAATGATTTCTTTTCATTATCTACAATAGATTGGTTTTTGTCTATTTCTGCCTGAATTTCTTCTTTTCTTAATGCTACTTTTGCCTCTTCTAAACTGGTATTTAGTTTTTCGGTGTTGGCTACGGCTTTAACATTTGCCGCCTTTTCCTTTTCTTCTCTTAATTTTTTTTGCGCTTCTGTTTCTTTTATTGTCGAATCTGTAACTTTCTTGTTTTCGTCTATATATTCTTTTAATTGAGTTATAGAAAGTTCGCTAACATCTACATATTTTGCCATATTACTATTAGCATAATCTAAAGCCTCTGCACTTTCTATTAATTTTTTTCTTTCGTCTTTTTTAGCCGTAATTGCTCTTCCAATTACTGATAATTGATTTTTATAAACCTTTACTTCATCTTCTGATAAGTCACTTTTAAATTTAATAGTCTTATTTAACTTATCATACATTTGCTCTAAAATAGGCAGTCCATTATCTGTAATACCTTCATTTTGTTTATTGAATTTTATTTGAGCTTTTTCTGCATCTTCATAACCAGAACTAATTAAATTAAGACCAGGAGCAATACCATTAAAAAAAGATCTCCAACCACTTTCCTCAACTCCTATTTTAAAAAGGTCGCTTTGTGCCTTTTCTAATTCTGTAGTTTTTTGAATAGCAAAAGTTATTGTTTCTATAAATCCTACAAATGCGTTAGATAAAGAACCTTCTCCATTTTCTACTGTTAAAATTAATTCCTCCCAAGATGAATCTAATATTTTTAATTTAGCATCAACAGATTTTAATTGCTCGTTTACCAAATCATCTAATGCCCCCCCATTATCTCTAATAGCTTGTGCATTGGTATCTATAATATCAGAATTATTGGCTAAAATAATACCTAAAGCAGCACTTTGTTTCCCAAACAAGTTAGAAGATAAAGCCAATAAATCTAATTCACTTACATTTTTTGCCTTCGCTTGGTTTAATTCTTCTAAAGCATCTGTTAAAGAGCGACCTTCTGCTGCTAACTTCTGCTGAGAAGTACCCATTAAACGACCTGCTCTTTCTGCCTTTATTCCGTTATCTGCAAGAATACCAACTAAAGCACCTGTGTAGGCTAAATCTTTTCCTAATGCTTGTGATATTGGTGCAAGATATTGGAATGAATCTCGCATTTTTTGAAAGTCTAAAGATGTAGACGTTCTAATAGTTGCAATTGTATCTGCGTATTTTGATGCTTCGTCTGTACTGGCCCCAAAAGTATTTAACATTTGAATTAAAAACTCTCCTGCTTCTGCTCCTGTTGCATCTAATCCAATACCTAAGTCTACAACTGGTTTTAATAATTGCTCAACCTCTTCTTTAGATTTACCTAATGTTATTAATGTTTCTGCTAATGTGGCAACCTCATTAGAAGTTTTAACTGATGAACCAGCCACGTTTAAAATTGTATCCTCTAAAGAAACTAATTCAGACCTATTAACTCTTAAAATACCTGCAAGGTTTTGCATAGAGGAATCGAATTCTTTAATTCGATTAAATGCTCCTTTTACTAAACTAGAAAAGATATAGATACCAGAAGTAAACCCAAATGCTCCGGCTAAGTTTCTAACAACTCCAGAAAGACCTCCAAAAGCACTTTTATAATTACCTACATTTTTAGTAAAATCTCCAACAGCTTTATCTGCCTTTTTTACCTTGGCATCATATTTTTCAAACTGCTTTGTAGCTAATTGAATTTCTAATCTTGAAGCTTTACCACTAGCAATTAAATCCCTTAACTTTTTTGATGCTTGTGAACGCTGTAAATTTAACTTTTGATAAGCACCAACCAAACTAGAGTTTAAAATAGCTTCTTCTCTTGCAAGTCTATTTAAAATACCTTTTTCTAGTTTCTCTTGTTCTGTTAATGTTATACTTCTTCTTTTTTGAGCCTCTTCTTTTGCTTTTAAGGTTAAATTTTTATTTGCAATTGCAATTTCTTTTTCTTTTATTTTTTGCAGTTCTAATTCTGCTCTTCTTTGCTTGGTTAATAGATCTGCCAAGTCTTTAGAAACTCCAACCTCTTGTTTTTTTAACTTTAAAAATTCAGTAGTTGTTTTTACTCCTTTAAATTCTTTTCCTAATTCGTTGTATTTTTGAGAAATTGCAATAATTTCTTCTACTGTTGCAATAGCAATATCTAAATTTTTGGCATACTCTAAAGGTGCATTAATTGCATCTTGTTTAAATACCTCTTCTCTTGTAATTACTCCTTTATCTGCCATTATTTTTTAGATTTTTCAAGTTCTTTTAGTTTGGCTTCAAAAAGCTTTTCTATTGCTAAAACTTCTGTTACTGTAGCATCATTTGGTCTTATTTGAATGTTTACAAATGAACAATATCCAAGTATAACATCGTCTAAATTGGTTTGTTTGGTGCCTGTACTTTCTGTTTCTTTTGGTAATTGAGTTTTTAATTTCTCAATTTGAATTAAAATAGATTTACTTTCATTTTCAATTCTTTCAAGCTCTTTTATGTATTGGTTTTCATCTATAGAAAAATAGTGTTCTTTTAAAATATCTATTGCTTCTTTGCTATATTTAAACCTTAGCACTTCACAACATAAATTTATTGCTCTAAACTTATTGTAAAGACTCTCTATTCTGCTGTTAATGGTAATTGTCTTGGTCTTTTTCTTATCTCGTTTTAAAACCTCAAATTCTTCTTCCAATTGGCTCCAAACTTTCTTTAATTCCTCTTGCTTCTTCTTGCTTGAAGAAAAATAAGAGAAATCTCCAGTATCTAAAATCTTGAAGAAAACCTTATATTTTATAGTGTCTAGGCTAATTTGCATTCTAAGTGGCTTATAGTTACAAATATACACTTATTTAGAATCATTCTAAATAATAGAAAGAACTTTATTATTATCTTTACAAAATGGGTTTGTTTTTTATACTTCTTATTGCTTTGCCTGTTTTCGGATATTATCTATTTGTAGGTATTTTTGATATTATAACAGGACATAAAAAGGAAGAAAAGTATAATTTTGAACCTGATAATATTACTCATGTTCACCACCATCATAACACTCATAATCATTTACATGTGGATAAAGAAGATTTAGAAAATATGATAGGTTCTAAAAAATCAAATTCCTAAACCTTTTCTAATAATTATGTTTTGTAAATGAGGCAATATATCCTCTTTTATAATTTTCTGCAAATCAGCATCAGTAGTGTCGTGCAATCCTTCATATCCATTAAAAAAAGCGGCTTTATCTCCTGAACCTGTACCAGTACTAAAAATTTCAACCTTTCCAGTTTTTTGAAACATTTGAAATCCTCTCACAAATTCACCTGTATAAAGAAAGTTATAGGGATCACCGGCTCTTTTAGGTGCTAAAGGATTTTCTAGTCTTGAGATGTCCTCTGTAGTTTGTGTGTAAAGTCCTGAAAATCTACGGTCTTTATTGGTTAATAAGCCGCCTTTTGCATCTTCTCCCCTTTCTAATCTCTTAATATTAGCATCAAAGAACTTGTTTTCAATACTTTTAATGTAGTTGAAAATATCCTTTTCTAACTTATTTGGAGTTAGTTTTTTTGCTTTTGATAGTTGACTTAGTAAGGTTGCCATCTGGTTCTATTATTTCAGCATTTTTAACCTCAATATTTTTTATTGATTTGGTTTTGTACTGTTCTGGTGCAGCTAATTTATGCGCTACCTTTAACTCTTTTGCTCTTATTTTAGGTTTCATATCTCTAAAAACCTTGACATTTTCAAACGTTTGTTTAAAATCTGCAAAAGGGCGGTTATACCCTTCTGCAAATTCAATGCCTTTATAGGTTTTCTTCATTAAGAAATACCTGAAACAGTTAAAGCCTCTGTACTTTCTAAATGAATAGATCCTACAAGCTGAACTCCATCTATATCAATAGTGAAATCGTTTGCAAAACCTGTACCGGTTAATTCATACATTCCTGTATCTGAATCATAAGAAACAAAAGAAGGACTTTGAACAGCTCCGGAAGCATCTTTTAATACAACATTTGCCTCTACTAAATTAGTTACATCAGTTCCCCAAGTTTTAGCGTTAAACTTTAAAGATGTTGCTGTTGGTGCATCTCCTAATGTTAATACAACATCATAAATACCTTCTAATTCTGTAGCATCAAAATCTGGTTTAATTACAGAAATATCATACTGATCAAATTTAATGTACACTTTTGCTGTTGCTGGAGTTTCATCTGTAGAATCTTCTCTGTTATCAACAATAAATGATGTAATTGGCTCTCCTTTTAAAGTGCAATCTTCTTGCACCTCACATAAGATTTCGTTTTCAGTTGTAATTCTAAAAATACGTGTGTAATCTTGTGTACCATCGTAAGAATTTAAAGCGGCATAAGCTGCTGCAGAAAGTTCATGTGTATAAGTAACACCTTTAATTCCGTCTTTCGTTTTAACATCTCTAAAACGTTTGTTTGCAATTGTAGATTCTACACTATTTGCTTCTAAAACTTCTACTTCATAAAAAGGAACAATTCCTTTATTAATAATATTTGGGTTCCAATTTACAAGAGATTTAATTTCTGCTAATGTAAAAGAAACATCTTCTTTGGCTAGAATATACGTTTTTACGGCTGCTTCTATTTTTTGGTCTTTAAGACCAGTGTTTTTTGCCAATACTAGGCTGCTTCCAGCTTCGTTAATAATTTCTGACATGATTATATGTTTTTAAATTTTTAATAAATTATTTTAATCTCACAATTGCTATCGATTAATTGTAGTTTACAATCTAACTTTATAGCATCCCATATAGCTGTAGACGTTAAACTATCTTTCTCGGTAGACAATTCTTTTAATCCATAATTATAGTAATCTGTTCTTTGGTTGTTATTCTCGTTTATGAATTTGGTTCTTCCAGATTGTCTAATTGCTTTTATCACATTCTCATAAAGAGGTATTAAAGTGCTTTTAAAAGTGATATCTATTCGCTCTAGATTGGTTTTATTAGCAGTTGTAATTGTTGCTATTATCAATTTAAAGTCTATTTCTACTTTACTTTCAAAACACTTTTCTTTACCTGTTTTTGTTATTGGTGTTTCTAACCATAACAATGGGTAAGGTGTGATTTTATTATCTGCGTAATCATTTATAAAAATTAGTAAATCTTCTTTAGTTCCAAAGTCAAACTTTGGTTTTAAAGATTTTCCTCCAATATCCATAATTGGCAACGTATCAAAAATCTGCTTGAATAGCTCCTCTACTATTATCATATTGAAAACTGATTTATCTTACAAAAATTAGTAGGACTCCAATTTGCATAAGTGTCTGAAGATATCGTGTTCATATCGGTTAAAAACTGATACAAACTAACTAAACCATTCTTACCTTTTACAGTAAGATTTACAAAGTCGTTATACGCTTCAACATAAATAAGAGATGGATTTGGTATTGTTTCTTTTGTTTTTTGTGACTGAATTCCAACACCTAAAAAATCTCTTTTAATATACTTTGAAAATATATAAAAAGAAATTAAACTTCTCTTTAAACCGCCTTCTACATAAATTAAACCTCTCCAATAATAATTAATTCCGTTAACCTGGTACTCTTTACCATTTAATAAATCATCCCATTTCTGATCTGCAGAACCTTTTAAAGTATAATCTCCTGAAAACTGGTCCATAAATTCTTTATACAAAGAATAACCAAAACATTTAATAAGAACATCAGGCTCGTACTCTTGAATAAAAGCATCTAATTTACTTTCCAATCCTAATTCTTCTGAATTTGGATGAATAGATTCTATATTCTCAATTAAGATACTTCCGTTAAAATATGAGCTTGATGTTATCATTTTTTATTATAATTATTAGATTGCTTCTAATTCTAATTCTTTTTCGGCTAAAGCTTTTATTACTGAGGCACGATCATCTGACTTAAATTGTTCCAAATCTTCTAAAGTTTCTGCTGCTCCAATCGCTGCAACTACTTCTTTCCAATGTGGTTTTTTATCATCATCAGTAGTGGTTTTTATTTCTGGCTTTTCCTTGCCTTCCGACATTGATACACTTAAATTATCTCGCTTAAGTCTTAACCTAAGTTCTTTGCCTAAGCGAGTAATTTTATTTATATCTCCTTCAATTATCAACTTCAAATTATGGAGTTTCTAATTGAGTTTTAGCAGTACTGAATTTTCCAAAAGTAAACCAGTAAGGATTGTAAATTGGGAAGATAATTTCTTCTTGAATTACAATTACAATTTCATTTTTTTGAACACTTGCAACGTCTTCAGCAAATTGAATGTTTAAAGGAGTAAACTCTCTTAATTCAACCCCATTTCTAGAGAAATCTCCAGATAAGAATTTACCATAAGGCATTGCAGTTGTAACCGCTAAAGGTTTACCATTAACTCCTGTTACTCTACCGTTAGCATCTTTAGAAAGATTAAGGTAATTCCCTTGAGAATCTTTTAATAAGCCTAATTTAGTTGCTGTACTTGGGTGAATAACATGACCTGTACAAGTGTATTCTCCAGCTTCTAAATTTGCATCTGCAACCGCTAACACATCATACTCTTGTGCGTTATCAATTTCATTACTAAACGGAGATTTAGAAGAACCAGTCCAAGCAGAAGTATCCGCTTCGGCAACGTAAGTTAAATCAATTACTACCTGAGTAGTGTTTATTACCTCTACTGCTGAATGAGCAGCGTTATAACTTGTTGCTGTTGCATTAGCTAACGTTAAATCATCACCATTTTTCAATCCATGAGCTGCTGCAAACGTAATTAATGCTTGTGCTCCAGAATTATAAGTAGCTACAGAAGCAATTGCAGTAGCAGCATAAGTGTTAGGTGATAAATCAAAGGCTTGTGCTCCTTTTGATAAACCTAATACGTTTTCTCCTAAACCATCACCAAAAAGTAATTGTACATCTTCTACGTATAAAGTAGCATCTGGCAATTTTGCCAAAACTTTATCCATTACCCAATCAAGACCATTAACTGCAATTTCTCTTTTTGAAATTCTCATAGAGTTTGCAATTCTTTTTAATCCCCAAGTATTTTCTTTTGATTTGAAAACGCTTTCTGGTGCTTGACCATTTTCAGATAACATTACTGCTCCTAAAGTTAACGCATCTGTAAAGTCATAAACTTGACCGGCTACAACTTGCGCTTGATTAGTCATAGAAACATTTAATAAGTCTCTAACGTGTGAAACTCTTGTTGGTGCATCATCTCTAACGATATCAGAAACTTCACTAATTAAAACTGTTCCTGTATGACTTGTAGTGCTTACAGTTGCTTTTTCAACTAAAACACCTTGGCCGTTATCTCCTAAAGTTTTTAACTGAACTTTGTTTCCTTCTTGGCCTAAAACCATTTTATTAGAAGCGCCTACAAAACCACGACTTTTAAACGCTTCAAATTCTTTAGAACTTAAAGATTGTTTAATTAACTCCTGGATGTGAGTTTTTCTGTTTGCATTTTTACGTACTTCTGGAATAGTGTTTGCACCTTCCATTTTTCGCATTGCTTCGCCTTGTGTTTTTACAATACCTTTGATTTCTTTAGCTAATTCCTCAACTGTTTTAATCTCACTTTGAAGGCCTTTAATAGTTTCGTTATACTTATTTAGCTCTTCAATTGGCATTCCTTTGATCTGTGCGCTGAAATCTTCTTTTAATTTCTCTGCTTCATTTTTACTTAAAAAGCCTTTTGTTTGCTCTTCAATTTTAGCATCGAAACTTTTAATCATTTCTGCTTTTTGGTGTTCTGCTTTATCAGCAAAATACTGTGTTTGTTCTTCAGTTGTCAATTTTTCAATCTCTTCAACTGATTTTAATTTAAAATTCATCTTTTTAATTGTTTAAAATGTTTGTTAATAATTGTTTGCGTTGAAGTGATTGTGCATCGGCTTCTTGTTTGTAAAGTGCTTGTTCAGCGGCTTTAGTATCTTCGTTGCTTACTATTTGTCCTGTAGCGTTGTTACTACCAAACAATACTAAACTACTTTCGTTTATATTTTTTGCTTCAGATATTGCCCAGAAATAATATATTTCCTCTTCAAAATCTTCTTTATTAGCAATAATTGGATAATATTTTTCAAAATTAGACAAGAAAGTTTCATCTCCTTTTTCTGTACTATTTAGACAAAATTCAATAGTAACATATTGCATGCGTACACTTGCTTCAATATCATCACCACTATCTAACCACTCTTTTGCTTTTTTATCAATAATCTTGTCTTTTGCTATTTTGTAAATTAAAACAACTGTATCGCCTTTATAATTTTTTCCTATAACAGAAAAAGGAACTTTAGCTGTAAACATTTCTATATGCTCTTTTCTTGCTATTGTTGTTCCGATACTTAATACATGAGTATCTACTAAATAGTTTTTACCTTGTTGTGCTTTTACTGTAAAATCCCAAATAGGATCTAAATGTAAATCTGAATGACTGTCTAAGATTCTAGTTGAATTAACTGCTATATAGTAATAGTTATCTTCAAACTTTACACCTTTTATTTGTTCGGTTAATTTTGATGAGTCTATTACCTTAGCTTTTAAACTACCACCTTTTTCAAATGACTTTTGAATTTGTGATTTTTTAAAAGAAATAATTTCTTCCTTATTCTTGACAATCTCTTTAAACATCTCGTTTTTATTAACGAAACTTTTGTTTAATTCTTTACAGTGTATCATTTGTTTACTGTTTTATTACCCTTTAAGATTTCTAACTTTAATCGTAAAGCCTTGGCAACCTCTGGTGTATTATCGTTCTTTAACTTAAATTCTATCGATTTAATTAACTCTATGTTTTTATTATCCTTCATTTTTATTCTCGTTAACGTTAATACCAATTGCGTTTAATTGTTCTGCTGATAAATCCCAAATCCTTAAATCTCCAATCGTATCATCTAAAGGCATTCCAATTGCAATTAAATAATCATTGAATTTTATAGCACCAATTTTAAAAGCAGACAATGCTGTCTTTTCTTTTTCTCTATTGGTTTGTGCTTCTTCT